CAAAGTGTAAAACGCCTAACAAAGCGTGCACCTGACGTGGCGAAGTCGGGCGAAAATAAAGGTTCTATTAGTGGCAAGCGTTCTGCAAAATCGCCACGCAGGTAACGCAAGCCGTTGGGCGGCTTCGCCCACAAAGGAGAAACATGAGTGACGAGGAACTTTTGGAAATGTATGAGCGCGAATGGAAAAGCCTCATGGATAAGGTGAATGAGGTTGAAGAAAATATTGTGCAAATTAGAAAGCGCATTACCAATAACGCCGCCCAACAAATGCTTGCACCTGACGTGGCGAAGTCGCCGCAAAAATGCACCACTGAAAAACTTTGTCCCGTCCATAACGTGTGGCACGCAGCACCGCCACGCAGGTAAAGCAAACCGTTGGGCAGTTATCTTATGGCTACAAAAACTTGTAAACACATTTACGCACTACACACAAGCGGCGAAGATGGCACAAAAAGTAAGCGTGCTATTTTCTGCTGTGATTTACGTCACGGTTTCCGCGTAAAACAATGGCGTTGTGTCGGGTTAGGTCATGCAGATTGCCCGCTCACTGCCCAACAAATGCTTGCACCCGACAAGTGGGAGTCTCCCGACCCTACGGGCATTGTCCTACCCTTGAAATGGGATACATCTCAAGGCGAATCCACCCCGCCCACTTGCGGGTAAAGCAAACCGTTAGGCATATAATTGCGAAAAAGGAGTTTGCCATGTCAAAAGAAGAAGAAAACAAAAAACGTGTCGTAAAGTATATTAGTGGATTGCTCAAAGATATAAAGGAGGACAAAATAAAAATAAAAAATTGCACTGCCTATGAAGGGATTGTTATTGACGCTACACACTTTGAAGTTTTGTTAAATTTGACTGTGATTGTTCCAGGCTTTACCGCCTCAATAGAAAATATTTTGGCTGATTGATAAAGGCAGGAAGGTATATATGAAAATTGCAGTTGTTGGCTCTCCCAAATCTGGAAAAACTACGTTTTCAAATTCAATGGATGGGAACATAAAACATACAGATGATTTGATTAGTCTTGGATGGAGCGAAGTAAGTGAAAATGCGAGTTATTGGTTTGATGATGACGCCGTAAACGTGATAGAAGGTGTTGCTGTTGCGCGAGCTTTGCGAAAATGGCTTGCCAGAAATAAATCAGGGAAACCAGTTGATAAGATAATTTTTCTCATCAATCCGCCATTTCAAAAATTATCCGATGGTCAATTGAGAATGGCTAAGGGTATTGTTACGGTTTGGGATGGAATAGTTGGAGAATTATTATCAAGAGGCGTTGTGATTGAAAAAAAATGCCTAACACAGCCTGCACCCGACGCTGGGGAGTCTGCGCCTTTACAAGCATTGTCCACGCCTGAACATTCGGCGTCATCTCAAAACTTATCCACGCCCACCCAGCGCGGGTAAGGCAAGCCGTTAGCCTGTTACTTGCAGGCGGAGGTATTGAATGAGTAACAAATTTTATGATGGCGTTTGCGCCGATTGTTGGAAAAGTTTTGAATGGTCATATTTTTCGCAAGATGTTTGTAACTCTTGCGGAGTTAACAAAAAAAGTGTGAATGTTGAAAGTGTTTCTGTTATCGTCACATCTTCGGATAGTGCAACCGTTGCTGAAATCAAAGACCATATTTGCCACGAGTGTGGAGAAAAAATGTGGTTCGAGTCTGGTCGGTGGTGGCAAGGCTGGAAAGACAAAAACGGTCACGCCGTCAAAACTGATGACGGTTCAGACGTTGCATGGTGGAACGCTCAGAAGGCAACTGGCGTTCGCTACGTTGACGAGCACAGACACGAAGACCGTGACGATATGGGAGTTTTTGCTTCCAGAACTGGTCACGAAGAATAAACACAGGCTAACGCAAACCGTTATGCCCCTGTCCAAAGTTGACAAAGTACGCTGTTTAGCGTACAATCTAGGAAAGGAGAAAATATTATGGATACTGTAAAGTGTAAAATTATGACGGCAACAAATAGGCAAAAGGCTATTTCCAAAGATACGTTACAAAAGTTCGTTGAAATTGAGACAAAGACACGAAGATATGTTTTGCAAGAAGGATATGTCTCTAATTATTCATGCGTTGTTTATGAAAAAAGAGAACATGAAGATCAGGCTCTGGAAGTAGATGGCGATTTTAGTTTACAAGATGGTCTTGGATATATGATGAAGCAAATAATAAAATTTGAAGGAATGTCATTTAATGAGATTAGATGAATTTATTAAATGGTTATCTAAAGAAGTAGCAGCGGCAGGCGGTCAAGCACTTTACGCTGTCAAAGTTGGTGTTAGCAAGCAATATTTGAATGACATCTTGAAAGGCAGGAAAGAGCCTGGCATGAAGTTGCTAAAAGCAATCGGCTTCAAAAAGATTGTCACTTATGAACCCACACGGGGCATAACACTGCTTGCACCTGACGCCGCTAAGTCTGCGGCAAAATTATCGTAATTCTAAAAATCGCGGCGCAGGTAAAGCGCGCCGTTGGGCGTTTTATGATTTTAGAATTTGTGTTCTTTTGACTCTTGTTAAATTTAGAAAAAGTATTAAAATATAGGTAGTTGAATTTGCAAGTAGTTGAATTTGCAAGCCCTGCGGACGGTGGGGCTACCTGCGACAGATGAGCGCGTCGTGACAGAAATGTCACGACGCGCTTTTTTTGTTGTCAAACCATAAATAAGGAGATTTGTTATGAACGATATTTTCAAACTTGTTTTCGAGAATGCTTCGGTGGCGGGGATTCAGTTGCTGGCTTTTGTGCTGGGACTGGTGCAGTGGGTGAAGGGCTTCAACCTTCAGGGCGCACAGGTCAAGATTGCTTCGATGGTGATCGGGATTTTGATTGGCGTTGGCTATCAGTTCAGCACCGTGCCGCCCGTTGATTTTGCTGGCTGGTTTGGCGTGATCATTTTTGGTGTTGCGCTGGGTTTGGTCGCCAGTGGTTTGTACGACGTGGCGAAAAAATAATATATGAATGGGGACGGCGTGTGGACACTAGAGTCAATTGGAGAACAGTTGACTTTGCATGTTGCTCGTGAGCAGGATATGGGTGAAAAAGTTGCCAGCCTGTATCAAGCGGTAATTGTGGGCAATGGCAAGCCGTCCCTAAAAACCGAGGTTTCGCGTCACGGCGATTGGATCAACAATGTCAATAAATTTATTTGGCTGGTGATTGGGACATTGGTGGCGCAGTTTGTGGTGAGCGGTTGTTCGTTTTTGGTGATGGTCTTGATTATGCTGGCGAACAGCGGCGTGTTGAGTCCGTGAGGTAACGATGGAAGCAAAATATCAGTTGATTGTAAAAGTGCCGCGCGGGTTGATTGTGCGTGATAGACCTACACCAGACAGCCAGGGCGCGAATAAGATGCGCTCCGAGCCGATTGGCAAAAGCCTGATTGCATACACCATCATCAATGTTGGCGGCGTGAATTATGCGGGGCTGATTCCGCAGAACCCGTTGAAGCCTGAATGGGTGCGGGTGGCTGAGGCAGACCATAGCATTGAGTATGTGGATGTGATAACGCTGGGTGGCGGCGCTTCGACTTCGCTCAGCGCGGAGGCGGTGGTAAGGCTGGCGGATGCGGTTGAGAATATGGCAGAGGCTATTTTGGCGCTGTCAAAGGTGAGAAATGGACAGACCTGATTATCAGTTGAAATTGCCGTTGAAGTTGGATGTGGTGGAAGATGCGCCTTCGGGTTATGTAACGCCCGACGAGGCGCGTTTGCGTTCTGAGACGGCGCGCGGGGTGTTCGAGAAAAATGGCGAGTTGAAATACGCAGGCGAATATTTACGTTTGCGCGAGCGTGGTTGGGATTGGCGCGTGGCGGCGTACATTGCCTGGGCGAGTTCGCCCCAGCCGCGAGTTCCAAAAACGCAGTTTGAACTGGCGACTCAGTTTTTGGGGTTGACCAGTGACCGCGTGATTAGCGAATGGAAAAAGAATAACCCACAGATTGAGGAAATGATTGGGGTAATGCAATCGGCGCCGCTGTATGAATACCGTGCTGAGATTTATCGGGCGTTGATTTCGAGCGCAATCAAGCCTGAATATAAAGGTCACAATGACCGCAAACTTGCGCTGGAGTTGATGGGCGATTATGTGAGCAGGTCCAAACTTGAAGCGGAGTTGAATCAGCGCGTGGTGGGCGAGTTGGGCGGGCTGTCGTTTGAAGAAAAATTGAAACTGGCTGGTTTGGATACGGCTGAAAAAATAGCGCAATTTCAGGAAGAAGTAAAAAGTAAGAAGGAAGAAGAAGCGTAATGGCAAAACGTGGCACGGCGTTGACGGTTTCACAGGCTGAAGCGCGGTTGGAGGTTGGGCGCATTTTATTGGCGCGCGATGACCTGGCGCATTTTGGCGAGTATGTGACCGATGGCGGGTGGTGGAAGGCTTATGAACTCCATCACTATATTGCGTTTTGGTTGAATCAGGTTTTGAGATATTTGGAAACTGGCGGGAAGGAAGGCGTTCAGTTTTTGATGCTGTTGACGCCGCCGCAACATGGAAAGAGTTGGCTGGTGAGCAGGCTGTTCCCTGCGTTTGCTTTGGGCAAAATGCCGAACCTACGTTTTTTGGATGTGTCTTATGGCGCGGATTTGGCAAGCGATAACAGCAGGGCAGTTCGCAATTTGATTACCTCGCAAAAGTATAACGAGGTGTTTGGGAATTTATCACCTGACGCAGAGCCTGTGATGCTTTCGAGCGATTCGCGGGCGGTGGCGGCTTGGGATTTGGCTTCACCCCATCGGGGCGGGATGGTGGCGGCTGGCAATGGCGGCGCGTTATCGGGTCGCCAGCGCGGTGTGCTGTTGTGGGATGACCCCATCAAAGACCATCGCGCGGCTGACAGCGCGGATGTGCGCGACGATGCCTGGGATTTTTACCGCTCGGTTTTACGTCCGCGCGCGATGGCTGGCGTGTTGGTGATGACGCATTGGCACCCTGATGACCCTGCGGGCAGAATTATGAAGCAGATGATGACCAACCCTGGCGCGGATAAGTGGAAGATTATCTCCCTGCCTGGCATTTGGGAAGACGGCGTTTTTGCTTTGAGCGAAGATGAGCAAAAAGAGAAAATGCAGGATGGCGTTTATATGCCGATTGCAGACCCGCTGAAGCGCGGGTTGGGTGATGTGCTTTGCCCTGCGATTATGAGCAAGGAAGAAATGCTGAAAATCCGCGCGGCTGATGAATATTATTTTACGGCGTTGTATCAGCAACTTCCTTACCCAAAGGATGGTCAGAAATACAAACGAGAGTGGTTTGCGCCGATCCCCAAAACTCCCGATGAAGTGAAGTTGAAATATTTGGTGCGCTATTGGGATAAGGCAAACTCGACCAAAGGCGATTACACGGTTGGGGCATTGATGGGATTTGGTTCTGACGGTTTTTACTATTTGTTGGACATTGCGCGCGGGCGTTGGAGCAGTTATGAGCGCGATATGAAAATGGAAAAGGTCGGGGCGAAGGATTTGGAGATGTACGGAAAAGTTTATACGTGGCACCAGCAAGACCCTGGCAGCGCAGGCAAGGATAGCGCAGAGGCGACGAATAGATTGCTGGCGCGATATGCGGCAAAGTTTGAAACGGTGAGCGGCGATAAAGAAGTAAGGTCCGAGCCGTTGGAGAGCGCGTTTCAGGGCGGGCTGGTGAAAATGGTGTTGGGCGCGTGGAATGAGGAGTTTGTGAATGAGTGTGTGAGTTTTCCACGCGGGCATGATGACCAGGTAGATGCGGCGAGTTCTGCGTTTAGTAAGTTGTTTGAGATGGTGGGGAACTTGAGGCGGAGTCTTGTAGGATGAATGGTCAAGGTCGAAAGTCGAAGGTCGAAAGTCAAAGGATGAATGATGAAGGATAAAGGATGAATATTTTTCAGAGATTATTCAGCAAGGCGGCAATGAGTTTTGCGCGGACGTTGCAGTTTGCGCCAGTGTGGGCGCGGTATGCGTTTACAAAATTTTCGCCGTTGAAGTTGATTGTCGAGGGTTATAAGGCAAACTCGGCGGTTGCCGCCTGCGCTACCACTTTACAGTTGACTTTCCCCGAACCGCCATTATTGGGCGGGTATGAAACCGAGGGACGGTTTGTGCCCGATTACAAGCATCCAATTACGCAGTTGTTACGCAAGCCGAATCAGGACATGGGACTGGCTGAATTTTTACAGTTCGCCATTGCGTATGCGCCCATCGGCGGCAATTGCTATTTTTGGAAACAGCGATCCGCCACGGGGAAGGTTGTGGCGTTATATCCATTTTCAGATTTGCAGTTTGAGCCGATTGTGGGTCATAGCGTGCTGGAAGGATTTGTATCGTATTACGAATTCGATTCGGGCGATGGTCATAAGGT